AATATCATTCATATACTAGACAATTAACTAATATATTTGATATAATATAGATTATGAATTAAATATTTTAATCAAGCTTAAAACAAGCTTAGGAGCGACAAATTATGGCTTTAAGTATGGGAAACTTTACTACTATTGTTAATGAGTATATACGATCACTGTCACGTGAAAATAATTACTCAATGAACGGAATGAACTTACCTGATGATGTTATTCAGATTACTTGTGATAACTGTGTTTTATACTTCGGAGAGGTTGATGAAAACTTTTGTGTGAGTGTTCATACAAAAGAAACAGAAGAAACCCCTTATGAAAATCATATCATGGATATAACTAAAGGAATGATAGGAAATAAAAAAGAAGACCTTGAGTTTATCAAAAAAATAACTAATGAATATCAACATAAAAGCCTTGAGGAATTACAAGTCCTTGAAGTTAGACCATTAGATGATGAAGATAATTTTAGTACTGTAGGTTGTGAGTTCAGTCACTCTGACTTTTTCTAATTTCTATCAGGATAACCTAGCAACTTATCCTGTCAAGAGATTATAATGTCTCTAATATATTTTAATCAAAAGCGAGGAACAAGCTTAGGAGCGACACAATGGGAATTAAAGAAATAGCTAAAAGAGTAATAACAGATCCAGCAACAAAAAGAATAACCAAAGAAGAGTTAGAGAAAAAGCTTATTTCAATAGAATTGTTAATCAGTTCTATTGATTCACCAGATAGAAGACAAGGATTAAAAGATATGCTTATATCAATAGCTGAAAGATTATAATTTCTACCAGCTCTCAATACTGAGAGTTGACTAGAGATTATATCTCTATATTTTAATCAAGCGAGGAATTATTACTATGGCAAGAGCTAAAATTAAACAGGATGATGTGAGTTTTCTTGATTTAGACGAAACACCTGTTTCTAAAACTTATATAGCTGAGGATTTACAAGGAGCTGAGATTATCCCAGAAGTTGTTGAACCTGTTAAAACTAAATCAATGTCTAGCTTAGCTATGGAAGCACAACAAGCCCAAGAAGACAAAGAGCTAGAACTACTTGAGAAACAAAAACTTGAGCAACAAGCCCAAGCAACAGCTTTACTTAATATTGATAAACCTCAAGAAGCAGCAAAAATTGTTGTTCCTGATGAAAAAACTGAAACTCCTAAACCTCATCAAGATCTTATTGATGAACTTGATGAGGAAGAGGAAGCCGAAGAAAAAGAAAATAGGGATTTATATAATAATCTTTTTATCTCAAAAGCGAATATAGTTTGCCAGTTTGAGCTTAGAGGACATAAAGTTATACTTTACCCAGATTCAGATGGAAAAAACTATGTAGTTGAATATTGGACACCCGAACTTGTTCAAGAAGAAACAATTAAGAAAAGCATAGTTAATGGAATCGGTGAGTTTCAATTCGTGCTTGATTGTATCTTAATGAAATTGAAATTAGTCAAAGTAACCAAAGATAACAGAATTGTAGAAGTTAAAGAAAAAGCTGAAGTTATCGACATAAAAAAAGATAGACCAAGAAAATCGTAAATAAAATTATAGTAAGCTTGGATAAACTCCAGGCTTAAGGATTAACTAAAATGGGAATTAAAAAATTAAGTTTAAGTGAATACCAAGAATATCTGTTAAAGTTATCAAAATTAACTGGTTTTACTCCATGTGGAGCTTTCTCAAAAGATAATGTAGATTATTTAAAATACACAGTAGAAGGCATATTTCAGATAACAGCGATAAAAGTTATAGATACTCTAGGTTATGATGTAAGTTTCTTTAAAATTGCTAACAGTGCTTATGATACCGAATATGAAATAGATATCCTTTGTGATGACGATTATGACGGCATTGTTAAATCTCTCAGTGAAGTTTCGGATAATTTTGGAGACTTAGAGCAGGACACAAATTTTTTATTGGAAGCCGTAAAAAAGACAAAAAGATTTATTGTAGAAAGTATCAAGTAATCTTTATCAGGATAGCTAATACCTATCCTGTCAAGAGATTATATATCTCTATATATTTTAATCAAGGAGAATTATCCCAATGGGTAACAACAAGTCAAATTTAAACACATTAGTATCAGTAAACGAGATAGGTTATGAAGTCGCTGATCTTATGAATGAAAGTAGATTGAGTGTAGGTGACAGAGCTATTGATATATCAATAAGGCTAGGGAAAGCTGTTAAAAGCCATATTAAGAATCAAGATGATCTTGAAGCATTTATCGCAGGTCTTCAATCAAAGGAATAATTTATATTTAAGAGAGTTTAACCGCTCTCTTTGGAGTTAATCATGATCTCCGAACAACCTATTACTTATGTAAAAAATCAAATAAATATGTCCCCTGAGTTCATCAGGAAAGGTTTAATAAGAATGAAAGAAATAAATAACGATGACTTTAAACAGTCAATAGCAACTGGTTACAGTGTTGTAAAGTTTAGTGCAAAATGGTGTGTTCCATGTCAACAGTTAAATAAAGTATTAGAGGAAGCAAAAGACCAAATAGATTCAAGAATAAAAACTTATCAGATGGATATTGATGTTAGCCAAGATACAGCTCAAGAGCAAAATGTTATGTCTATACCTTGTTTAGTTAAATACAAAGATGGTGTTGAAGTAAAAAGAGCTTTAGGGATGAGAACTAAATCAGATGTATTGAGATTTATAAATGAGGTGATTTAATGGAAACTGAAACAATAAAACAAGAAGTTAGAATTTTTGCTGAAACTAAACCTTACTCATATCTAATAGAAACTCTTAAAGCTTTAGCCACAGAAATAAAAAATATTTCTGAATCAAAACTCGCCAATGAAAAAGAGATTTTACAGATAGATAAAAAAGTAAGATATTTTGAAAATGAACTTAGTCAAGCATCTCTTAACCATGAAATAAGAGTTTTTAATGATCCAGAACTTAAAAATGCTTTTACTAGAGATTGTGCTTTGAGAAAAGCTTTATTAGATGATAGTATCTATAAAAACTTATCCGAAAGTATAGAGCTACTTAAAGACCAAGAAAACGATCTAAGGATTAAAAATAAATTTCAAAGTATCTCTATTGATTATCATAAAAGAATGTATGATATAGCTAAACTCAACCTAGAGAATCTATCTTTTACATAAAAAATTTTCTTCGCTCTTTATTTTTAAAATCTTTGACTACTGATAATATATTAGTAGTCTTTTTTTATTGCTTATAATTGCTTTAATTGAGTGTTTAAAGCTATTCATAGATATATAAGCTTGTCTTCACTGTTAATCAATAGAAGACAAGCTTATATAAAACAAGTTTGTAAACAAATATTACATATTAACTAATTACTAGACAATTAACTAATATATTTGATATACTGTATATAGATATTTTAATCAAATTAAGGAAACAAACAAAAATGTTTTATAATAAAAAAGAAAAAAATAGATATTTTTCTGAATTAGCTAAGGAAACTGGATACCACACAAATGATGAGATATTTGAATTAGTTTATGAAAATTCTAGTTTTAAAATGCTTGTTCAAAGAGAAGATGACCTATTAACTTTTTTCTGTTCCTCAAGTGAAGAAACCCCTGACTGTTTTTTTGAAGTAGTTTTAACTCAAGACTTAAAACAAGATAAAGACCTTTTACTTAATGCAATAAACAAAGCTAAAAAATTTTATAACATCTAATTTCTATCAGGACAGTTTACCTATCCTGTCAAGAGATTATATCTCTATATTTTAATCAAGCGAGGAATTAATTATGTCATGTTATATAGTTGGTAAGCAATGTATTGATCGTGTTGTTACTACCTGTTCATTATTTGGGATAGATAAAGACTCTAAGTTAGATGTAACAGAGCTAGGTCAAATGTTTTGGGATGAAAATATTAAAGCCTATAACTTTAGATACAATGACACAGTTTCATTTGAAAAGTATGAGTTTGAATTGCCTGTTAATTTTATTGATTTAGAATTAGAAAAAGAAATGATTTTATTTGGTTTATTGTCCTCTGTAAAAGCTTTAAATTATCAATGTTCTGAGACCGATGAGTACGAAACAAGTGATACTAAATTGTTTCTAAGGTTATGTGAAATAGAGCTTTTTAAAAATTTGAAAATTAGCAGTGATAAATATTATAATAGCCCAATTCATTATGATGAAATTTTTAATAAAGTTTTCTCAAATTTCTAATTAAACCTTAATTATCTTGATAAATTCTAGTTATTTTTTTAATTGTTTTTTATCAAGGTAAGTCTGGAAAGTCCAGTAATACACAAATAAAAATAATTATTCGGTTAATATAAAGCGAGACAAAATGATAAGAGTTTATGAAAAACATTATATAGATAATAATGCCCCAACAAAAGGAAAGTTTGTCGGAATGTTTAAATATCATTGGTATATAGAATTAGTGTTTGATATATCGAAACATTGTGCTAGTCAAATGTTTATAGCAGAGGTAGTAGAATGAACGATAAAATGAAACAATTACTAGAAGATGCAAAGGTTCTAATCAAAGATATAAATTTTTTAATAGAAAGTAGAATTGTTGAATCAGGTGATAAAAATGAAATATGAAAAAGTGGATCAGCAATACTATGAATGTTCTCAAGGTTGCGACAACAAGTATTGTGAGAATTTAGCAACAAAAAAGCGAGATGGTAAGTTTATATGTAATGATTGTTTGGATTTTGAACAGGCAATAGACAAACATATTTTCGAGAACTATATAAAAGATTCTCAAGGAGAGTATTAAATTATGCAATATGCCTTAGAACAAACGTTTTATCACATGCTCCAGTTGTCATTATGGGGCTTTGTTATTAGTTATTTATTAGCGAAAATATTATTAGTTGAGGTAGACGATTAAAATGGAAACAATAAAAGCTTGGGTTAAAGAAAATAGTTATTATTTTGTAGATGAAAAAGGTGATGTTGATATAGTTGCTCTATCAGAGGAAGCGATACATTTATTTGAATTGCCTTTAGATGATAAAAAAGGATTTCAGAAAATAGTAGAACATATTCTAGGTAATGTAAAAATATGTGCTTAGAACTAATTGATTTTGTAAAAGCCTTGAAAGATATTTGTCAGAATTATGACAATATAGTTAATCAAGAAAAAAAGAAATAAACTAGCTAAAGACTATCAGTCATATATTGATTAATAGTCTTTATTGCTGACTTGTAACCTATACATACACAAGCATAATATCCAAGATAATGTAATCTCTTTAGTACATTAGCCTGTTCGTTTAAATGATCTGTTTTTAACTTCCCTTTTGTTGTAAATATATTTTGATTAGCTTTTTTAAGCTCTATTAACAAACCGTAATATTTTTTATTCGGAAATAAAATAATCAAGTCAGGCATCCCTCGACTGCTTTTTAATTTCGCAAACTTTTTAGCAACATAAGGGTGTAGTGCTATTCCAGAAGCATCTGTTAAAAATATCACATCAGGGTAGAAAGTTTTTAAATAATCACAAACTTTAAAATGTACTATTTCTTCACTATCCATTTAATTAATTACCTCATAAAACATATTGTCAGAAAATAAAAGAACTGTTATTATAATAAATAGATATATTTTTTAAGTCAATGCTGTAACGTGTTTTATTAGCTGTAAAGCTTATTAAATATATTATAATATATTTAATAAGCTTTAATTAAAGCTTTTAAAGAGATTTTATGAGAGATAATAAAAAAGATCCTTTAGTTAGTTTATCACTTAAATTACCCCAATCTTCAAGAGATAAATTAAAGTTGTTAGCTGACAAAGAAAAAAGAACAATGAATTTTTTTGCCTGTGAAATTATTGAGAATTATATTAAAAGCAAAAGGGTTGTGAAAAGTGAAAAAAATGTGTAAGTACTGTTTGAGTGATCCTAAAAAATGTAAATGCAAAGGTAAAAAGAAATGATGATGTTAAAAAATCTCAAGATCGAAACTAAAACAGTAAAATTTAAAGATCTTAAGTATGCACCTTATAATCCTAGAGTTTTTAGTGCTGATGAAGAATTAAAACTTACCAGAAGCTTTGAACAGTTTGGATATGTTCAGCCTATCATTGCTAATAAACAAACAATGCACGTAGTCGGTGGGAATCAAAGACTAAAAGTTTTAAAGAAAATGAACTTTATAGAAGGGTCAGTAGTCTTTGTTGATTTAGATTTAGAAAATGAAAAACTTTTGAATATTGCTTTAAATAAAGTAGGAGGTGTTTTTGATCTTGAAAAAGTAAAAGATATTTTTAATGACATTAGTTTAAAATCACCTGAAATGGATTTATCTTTGTCAGGATTTTTCTTTCCTGAAATAGAAAAAATCCAAGGTCTAGGAGAATTAAAAGTATCAAACTTTGAAGAAGAAGAAAGTGATGGATATTCAGGCGGAGAACATCCTAAAAGTGTAATGAATGTTAATATTACTGCACCAAATTCTTTTAAGTCTTATGATGAAGAGATTGAATTACAGCACACCTGTCCTAAGTGTGGATTTGAATTTGATGATAATGATAATCAACCAGAGGAAGAATAATTATGAAACAAGTTAAAATAGGAAAAGTTAAAGTAAAGCCAGTATTTGAAGAGATTGAGTACTGGATAAATGGCGAAAAATATTATCTAACAGCTATTGTTGTTGAATTTTTACCTGCTAACAATAAAGTTTACTTAAAGCTTAAAGTTAATAATCGGCTTAAATGTGATTATGATACAAAAATAGTTTGTGATTATTTCAGAAGTTCAAGAGAGGATAATTTTTAATGTTTTTAGTTACATTACCTAATAACTCTTATAGAGAGTTTAACGATTTTGAAGACGCAAAAAAAACAGCTATAGATCAATGTTTAAACTCAGGCGAAGAGATTAAAATATATCTTGCTTGTGAATCTGTTAAACCTGAGATTAAAGTCAAAGAATTTATTTTTTGGAAGCCTAAAGGCAATGTTTTACATGCAAACTCAGTTGGAACAATAATGAAAGATAACGCCTTACTTACAAACTCAGTTATAGCAAATATAATTAAACCTATTGAAGATGATGATGATATGAGTCCTTTTTAATGAATGTAATTTTAGTAGATAAGAAAAATGTTAAACTAGGTGAACTTGATTTACATACTATTCCAAGAGTAGGGGAGTATTTACAGATACCTTTTAGAGCAGGATATTTAATCTATGATTCAATGGGTCGTGAATCAGTCACTTATGAAGTTTTAACTATAGAACATAAAATACATAAACATCATGGTCAAGATATCATAATAAAGTTAGCAATCCTTAACTATGATTAAGCCTGAGTTTTATATCCCTACTATGCAAGAAATAGCTAATGTAAATCAAAACGGTTTTAAAGCTATAAGCACGTTCTCAGGAACAGGCGGATCATGTCTTGGATATAGAATGAGTGGATATAGTCTACTATGGGCTAATGAGTTTATTCCAGACGCTCAAACTTGCTATAAAATGAACCATAAAAATTCTATCCTTGATACTAGAGATATTAGGATTATCCAACCCGATGATATTTTGAATAAATTAAAGCTAGATATTGGAGATATTGACTTGATGGATGGATCACCTCCTTGTTTTGAAAAGGACACTTTAATAATGACATCAAAAGGCTTAAAGAAAATTCAAGATATTTCTTTAAATGATGAAGTACTAACTCATAATAATAGGTTTAAAAAAGTTATAGAGTTATTTAAAAAAGAATCAGAAACTATTAATATAATAAAAGTTTCTGGAATACCTGAGATAAAAGCTACTTCTGAACACCCTTTTTATGTTCGTGAATTTAAAAGAACATCAAAAACTATTGATAGTAAAAGAGTTAAGATGAAAAAATTTGATGTGCCGAAATGGATAAATGTAAGTGATTTAGAAAAAAATCATTATATAGGAATAGCTATTAATAATAAATCTGAATTACCTTTATATGAAGGATTGGAATATAAAATAAATCAATCAGACACAACTATTATTAAAAATAATCTTTCTTTTGATAATCCTAACTTTTGGTGGATAGTTGGAAGATGGATAGGAGATGGATGGGTAAGAATTAAGCATTATGAAAATAAATCAAGTCGTTATGATGTAAAAATATGTTGTTCAAAAAAAGATAACGAGTTAAAGGAAATTACAGATAAATTAGAGGGTTTATATAAGTTCAATATATCTGAAAATAGAACAACCTACAGAGTAGAAATTTGTAATAAAGAACTAGCATATTTTTTAAGAACCTTTGGGACAAGTTGTTATGATAAAAGAATTGATGAAAAAATATTAAACTTGCCTGTGGATTTACTTAAATCTTTTCTTGATGGATATATAAGTGCTGATGGACATATTGAAAATATTAAAACAGGTACAGTTTTATATTCTTGTGCTTCAGCAAGTAAAGAGTTAATTGTTGGATTAACCGCTTGTATTCATAAAGTTTATAAAACACACGTTAATTATCATCACTATAAAAGAAAAGGTACTCATAAAATCGAGGATAGAACTGTTAATGTTAATGATATTTTTTCCATCAGGTTTAAATTAACTAAAGACTTTAGAGATCAATCTTTTTATGAAAATGGATGTATATGGACACCTTTTAAAAGTAAACAGAATATAAACTGGAATGATTATGTTTACAACTTTGGTGTTGAAGAAGACGAATCTTATACTGTTTATAGCCTTATTGCCCATAATTGTGTTTCGTTCTCTGGAGCAGAGGGAAAAAAAGCTCAAACAAAATGGGGCGTTGTTAAAAAATATTCTACAGGAAAAAATAAACAGAGAACAGATGATTTATTTTTCCAATACTCAAGACTATTAAAATATTTACAGCCTAAAGTTTTTGTTGCTGAAAATGTTGACGGATTGATTAAAAGTGATGCAAAAGGTTATTTTAATCTTATCTACAAAGAGTTAACAGCATGTGGTTACAAAGTAAAAGCAAAGGTTTTAGATGCTCAGTATTTGGGAGTTCCACAAAGGCGTAAAAGATTAATTTTTATTGGAGTTAGAAACGATTTGAATATTGATATCGTATTTCCTGAACCATTGGATTATATATATAATTTTAAAGATGCTGTGAATAGCCTGTCAGATGATAGATCAGAATTTTTAAATATTAATCCCAATCTTACAGAAATGTATCATCTGACAGGCTATCAAGATAATTTCATGAAAGCAAGTCAAAAGATACATGGTAAAGATAGTTATTTCTCACATCGTAGGATGTCATGGGAGACACCGATTACTACTGTTACTCAAGGACGTGCTACTTTGTATCACCCTGATATCCCAAGAACACTAACAATAAATGAAGTAAAAAGATGTTCTACCTTTCCTGATGATTTTATTTTAGTAGGAAATTTTACTAAAAAATGGGAACGAATCGGACGAGCTGTGCCTCCTATTATGATGAGAGAAATCTCAAAAATTATTGCTGAAAAAATGCTAAGTAAGTTAAAAGGTTACTAAAAATGTCAATGTTATTCCTTCCAAGACAAATAGAAGACACAGGTCTGACTTTTAAAATAGGAAAAATTATCCATTTTCTTGAGGTTAACTGTAGAAATTTTCCTGAAGAAATTTTTACAAAATCATATAAGTTAGGTAAAGGAAATGATTATTTAATCAAAGTTTTTATTCCAGTAGAACATATTGTTGAAATTCCAGATCAAAGTAGAGACAGAAGACTTAAAGAGTTTTTAGATTCCCTCGGTCAAACAATAATGAAAAATATCTCTAATGAATATACTTATTCAAAACATGATCTTACCACTGGAGAATTAGATGAGTACGAGGATTTTATGTTATTTAGAATTTTTGTTACCAAGAAGTTTATAATCTTATGATGTTAAAGTCAGTTACTCCCAAAGGTTACGAAGCTATAAGAAAGTTAATGATAAAAAGGGTAGAAGAAATAGATCCTAATCATAATACAGCAATAGCATTAAGTGGCGGAGTTGATTCTACTGCTATATTATTTGCATTTTTAGAAAGTGGACGTAAGCCTGACTGTTATACTTTTAGACTTACTAACTATAAATCAGATGACTATAAATCTGCCAAGCTTTTATGTAAAGCATTTGGATTAAAATTCCATGAAATACTTGTACCATCTGATGTGGAAAGCATTGTTAATGATATTGTTGAGATATTGCCTTATTGTGCTTATGTGAGAAAAACAATTATTCAGTGCATGATCCCCTGGTTATATATTTATCCAAAATTAGAGCAGGATCAAATAGTTTGCGGTTTCAAAGCTGATGATTTATTTCAAACATTCAAAGATTCACAGATGGACTTAAGAAAATACGGTGAGGAAAAAATACGAGAAACAACAAGATCAGGTTCTCATAATGAATGGACTGATGAAACATCTGTTTTTAATATTATGAAATTTGCCAGTCATTTTAATAAAAAATGTATAGATTTTTATTTTGACAAAGATATTATAAACGAGTTTTTAGATTATGAAATCCAAGCACTTCATAAACCTTTTGAAAAAGCTTTTTTAGTTGGAGCATTTAGTGACTATTTCCAAAAAGGCAGTTTCTATAGAAAAAGGAGTAATTATCAAATAAACTCAAGATTGAGAGAAGCCCATGAGAGACTGCTTAAATCTGAATATAACATCAATGATTCTAAAGCAGTAATAGGTATATACAATAGCATAGCAAGAAAGATGGAGTTAATATGATTACTGTAATAACAGGTACAATGTTCTCAGGAAAAACTACTGAACTATTACAACAGATAAACCTAGCAAAAAAAAGAATTGTTCTTAAAGATTCCGATCAAGATATAAAAATATTTAAGCCTAGTTTTGATAATAGATATAAAGAAAACTATATTGTTACTCACGATAAAAAAGAGATTGAAGCTGTACCTGTACGTAATGCTATTGATATATTAAAGCACTGTGATACTTTTACAAATGATTATGTTTTTATAGATGAAGCCCAGTTCTTTAAAAAAGATATTGTTACTGTCGCTCTAAGATTAAGTAACATGGTTAATAATGTTATGCTTGTTTGTCTGGAACATGATTATCTACATAGACCGTTTGGATATAGTAATAAGTTGATGAAAATAGCTGATGAAATAATCATAAAAGAAATTAACTGTATGACCCCTGATTGCAAAAATAAAGCTACTCACAATAAAAGATTGATAAACGACAAAGTACAATTCTATCTAGGCTCTGATAAACAATATCAAGCAGTCTGTGAGGAGCATTATGACCATTGATTACGATACTATGATAATGATTTTCTTTCTTGCTTTAATATTATTTTTGGATTAATTATAAATGACAGAAATTATTGTGGTTATTATTAATATTTTGTTCATAGCTTATTTTTTAAGTGGTGGAAGTGGAATAGTAGAATATGACTTTATTATGATGATTATTTATCTTTTACTTATGTCTTATTTTGTCACTGGTGGAAATCGAGCAGTTGACGATGACTAAAAAAACAAGTGTTGGACATTTACCTGTTCAAGAGAAATGGGAATTTGATAAAACAGTTACAGAATGTTTTGATGATATGCTTGAAAGATCTATACCTCAGTATGCTCTCATGCGTTCCTTAGTAAACGATTTAGTAAAAAGCTTTTATTATCCTAGAATAAGAATTTTAGACTTAGGAAGCTCAAAAGGTGGATCAATAGAAAGCTTAGTTAATGATCTTGACGCTCAGTTTATTTTATCGGAAGTTTCTAAACCTATGATTGAAGTTTTAGAGAATAAATTCCCTAATAAAGAAAAAGTAAAAATTATTACCGATGATATTAGAGAAAAATTTCCTTATTGTAATGCTAATATTACTTTATCTATCCTTACTATTCAGTTTATACCGATTGAGTATAGACAAGATATCATTCAAAGAATTTATGACAATCTCTCATTCGGTGGAGTTTTTATATTTGTAGAAAAAGTACTTGGAAGTAATGCCTTGATTAATAAGACTTTAAATGATAACTATTATAATATGAAGTCCATAAATGGTTATTCAGAAGAGGATATCCAAAGAAAGAAACTAGCTTTAGAAGGTGTTCTCGTTCCAGTAACAGCAAAATGGAATGAGAACTTATTAGAACAAGCAGGGTTTAGAAATGTCGATGTATTTTACCGCTGTCTGTGCTTTTCAGGATGGATAGCAATAAAATGAGTGAAATAGAATTTAAAATAGGTGATATTATCATCCATAAAAAGCCTTATGATGGAGAAGCTCCTTATAAAATAATATCCGAAAAAGATAAACATAACTTTTATAAGTGCATGCCTTTAAATACAGATAATTTTTTATTTGATGATGATTCAGTGACTTGGTTAGCTCATTATCAAGAACTTGAGTGTTATGAGAAGATAGTAAACTTTAATTTATGGTTATATCATAATAAGCAAAAGATACTTACAAAGCTTGATAGATGGCATTTAGAGAGATGTTATTAAATAAATGAATAAAGATATTTTAGGAAAGAGCATTTGGATTAAAGAACCTGTGGATATTTCAAAAAAAAGAGAAGAGAATAAAAACGGATGGTTTACATCAATAGCTGATTGTAACACTTGCTCTAAGCCTACTGTTAATGTTCATAATGATATAAATTTCACAAGTTTTGAATGTCCATATTGTGATGGTAAACAGATTATCCATCATTTATTAATGTTTAATATTTTTATAGGTGTCCTATATGTCAGAAGAAAATAAAATAAAAAATCCCAAAGGAGCAGGGAGAAAAAAAAAGACCATTGACTGGACAGTATTTGATACTTTGGTAAGTCTTCAATGCACTCTAAGAGAATGTTCAGATCACTTAGGTATAGATGAAGACACTATAATGGCAATAGTTAAACGTGAAAAAAAAGAAACTTTTAAAGAATATTCAAGCCGTTTTACTTCAAAATTAAAAATATCCTTAAGACGTGAAATAATTGATCTAGCTATAAATCAAAAAGATAAAGGGACACTTTTCTTTTTATCAAAACAATACTTAGGCTTTTCAGATAAAGTAGAAATTGGGGGAAGTTCTGATAAGAAACCTTTACGAATAAAATTTGTTAAAAATGCCAAAAACAAAAAGTAAAGATAACGCCAATGAAATAATTGAAATGAAACTCCTAGACAAACAGATGATTGCCTATGAGTTTTTGACTGATAATAAGACCATTGAAGTTGTTTACGGAGGAGGAGCAAGAGGAGGAAAAAGTTATCTAGGTTGTGCTTGGATAATTCAATCTTGCTTTGAATATCCAGAAAGTCGTTGGTTAATCGGACGATCCAGACTTAAGGATTTAAAGAGAACAACTTTTAAAACCTTTATGAAAATTCTAAGCGAATTAGGATTAGAAAAAGGAAAAGATTGGCAATATAACGGACAGACAGATACTTTGATTTTTTACGAAACAGGCAGTGAAGTAGTATTTGTTGACTTATTCCATTACCCACAAGATCCAGAATATACAAAATTAGGATCATTAGAATTAACAGGGGCATTTTTAGATGAGTGTGGAGAAGTACCACATCTTGCTAAAAATATTGTTCTTACTCGTTTATCTTTTATGCTTGAAGAATACGGTATAACTCCTAAACTTTTAATGACTTGTAATCCAAAAAAGAATTGGCTTTACTTTGAGTATTATGAACCTTGGAAGAAAGGACAGTTAAAAGAAGACGCTCAGTTTATCATTTCATTGGTAGATGATAATCACTATATAGCTAAGTCATATATTCATTTATTAGAAAATAACATAACAGATCACGCAAGTGTACAACGTTTAAGATACGGCAACTGGGAGTATGATAACGAAGACGTTTCATTATTCACTTATAAAAACATTTTAGATATTTTCAGTAACGATCATGTCTCAGGCGGATTAGCATATATAACTTGTGATGTAGCTAGATATGGAAAAGATTATTTAGTAATAATGGTCTGGGAAGGATTAAAAGTTGTTGAAACTATTATCCTTGAAAAATCTTCTATACCTGAAATTGTCGAATTAATCAAAGCTTATGCAAGTAAATATAGAGTACCTAGATCACGAATAATAGTAGATGATGGAGGAGTAGGCGGAGGAGTAGTCGATTATCTTCCTAACTGTGTTTCATTTGTTGGAGCTTCTAGCCCTATTGATAAAGAAAATTACAAAAATCTAAGAACACAGTGTTATTACCGATTAAGTGAAGTTGTTAAAGATGCTGAATTATATGTAATGTTCACTAATAATTCTACCAAGAAAAATGCTATCAAAGAATTTATAGTAACTGATTTACAAGCAATAGAAAGAAAAAATATAGACAGTGATGGTAAATTAGAAATAAATTCCAAAGATGAAATTAAAGGAAAAACTGGAAGATCACCTGACTTTGGAGATTGTTTATCCATGAGAATGATATTCCATAAGAAAAAAGTTAAGTTCGGCATAACAAGTATTTATACAGAAGATCCTGATTATCGTTACAGTGATAACGATGGTTACGATGATGACGATTAATTAAGAAATTAGATATAGTAAATAATCAGAAAATAGCATAAAATGGTGAAGTATTTTTTCAAAGAGAACAAACATGGGAATAATAAATAAACTAACTGGATTTTTAGGTTTGAATGATAATCAAATTGACGATTCAGAAGACAAAAGAATTATTGATGAAGTAGAAGAAATTGAAAAAGAAATTGAAAATAATAACCCTTATGTTGAAGTAGCAATCAATGAGTTTATCAAAGAATTTGAGGAACGTTTCGATGCAGGTATATTTGGATTCACTACTTATTCAGAGGTAATGCACGAAATAGAATTATCCGAATTACAAAGAAATAAATTAGACCCTCAGATTAAATCCACTTTGTCCACATTAATTTATTCTGTAATGCAAAAATTATTGACGTTTACAGCTAAAGACGAAACAGAACAGGCAATAGATTTAAAAGAATTTTCAGAACTTATTATCAGTAGTTTAGAGACTATACCGTTTTCTGTTACTCTTTCATCAATGCTTGAAACAAAAATATACTACGGCTTTGTAATAGCTGAAAAAGTATATAAGTTATTTGAAAATAAAAAGTATAAATTTAAAAGACTGCTTAAAGATATAAAAGTAAAAAGAGTAGGACAAGTAGGCTTTCAAATAGATAGATTTAATAACATCATAGGGATAAAATCACTTATGAATAATAATAGGGTTTATCCATTAAGTAAATTTCTATACTCCACTTTTAACCCTGAATTTGACAATCATTATGGATCAGGAGTTATTGAATATGTAAATAAACTCTCATGGTTAAAGGGAAAGTTATTAGAGCAATACTCTCTTGGTCTAGCTAAAAAAGCTGTTCCTGCAAGTGTAATAAAAGTAGATGATATTAGCGACCCTAATACGATGACTTATGCTAAAAGACTTTTAAAAATCCTAAAAAAAGGAGGGGGAGCAGTTGTACCTTCTGATATACAGTATGAAACAAATATCGAATCAACAGGACAAGAAGGTAGTTATATTCAAGCTATGGATTGGATAGATTCACAAATAGCAAAAGCTATTCTAGGCAACACTCTAACAAATAACGAGGGAATTAATGGAACAGGCTCATTCGCTCAATCTCAGACACACATGCAAGTTACAAGTATTTATTCCAATTACCTTGAGATACTTGTCCTTGATCTTATTCAGAAGCAAGTTATTTACCCATTGTTAAAACTTAACTTTGATGAAATAAATTATCCTGAAGATATTTACCCTATTATTTCTTTAGAGAACTCTGACCCTGCTAAACGTAAACTTGATATCAACACTATTACTGCTTTAACAGACAAAGGTTTTATAAATCCTAAAAATTTATCTGACTTAAATAAAATAAGAAAAATGTATGAATTTTCAGAAATAAAAGAGGAGCAACTACAAGAGTACTTACCTCAACAAGTTGCATAGATAATAACAGTAAATAACAGTTATTTTAATAGAATAAAAGCATTTAGAAAAAGACTATTGACAATATTAAATATTTTGTCAAAATTAAGGGTATATAAACTTATTTTTAGCAAAATAATAAACAAACATGAAAAGTCTTAAAAATGTTGCTGTATTCAGTACAGGTACATTCAAGGGAAAAACTTATACTTTAGATGATTTAAACGAAATGGTAAGCGTTTCAAAATCTATTAAGTATAGTCCAAGAATAGGTCTAACTCACAATAGACAAAAATTTGTAAGTTCTTATGGACTTGCAAAAAACTTTAAAGTCGATGGAAATTTAGTTAGAGCCGATTTAGAAGAAATCCCTGACAATGTATTTGAAGCAATAGACAAAGGCTACTTTCCAAGTAAAAGCATAAAACTTGCACATAATATCCCACTCCAAAGCGGTAAAGTTGTTAAAAATTTAATCACAAGTGTTGATTTATTAGGGAATGAGATACCTGCTTTATTTGAAATAGAAGATGTTGCAGAAAAATTTAGCTTAGAAGAAGACGGCGAAGAAATAAGTATTGACGAATTTAGCCTTATTGAATTTATTGAAGAAAAAGGAGATCAAATGCCAAAGGGAATAGGAGAAGTAGATACTGATGGAGCAGGGAAGACACCTGATGTTAATACTCCAGATGCAAACGATAAAACAGATAATCCAGTGACACCTGATGTTAAAGCAGTTGTTGAAATTCCAACTCAAAGCTCTTTTAACCTTGAGGATATTGTTAAAAGTGTTACACAACAAGTAACTGAAAAGTTACAATCTCAGTTTAGCCTTGTTGATGGAATGACTGAAAAAGTTAAAAAAATGGAAAAATCAAAGGTTATAGAAAGCGATAAATTATTTATCAGATCACTAACAGAAAAAGCTAATCCACAACTACTACCTAAAGATGTAAAAATTGTTACTGAACTTTTTAATTTACTCTCAGATGATGAAGTTATTGATTTACCTAATACTTCTTGTTTCCATTTAAGCAAAATTGATGATGAGCAAACCAGTTTTTCTTTATCAGAAAATTTATCCCCAAAAGATATTGTTAAAAGATTCTTGAATGAGATATTACCTGAGAGATCAGACTACAGCTTAGATGAGTACATTGAAGAAGTAGATGGTGTAAAAGTAACATCTCATGACTTAGAGAGTGCAGGGGGAGATCTTGATGGTGCAAAACTTCTTAAAAAAGCTCACAAAATTGCAGGTGAAAAAGGACTTAAAACTGATACCCAAGAAGAACTAGAACATGTATTACATTTAGCGAGGATTTCATAAATGGCATTCACAAAATTTGGATTTCAGTATTCAGGTAGAGCTAAGGGAGCTATTCCAATAAATACCCCTATTAAAGTTGCTGATAAAGATGGATCAATAATTAGATATGAAAAAGTATCTACTCAAGCAGATGACTTTGTAGGTATTTCGACATTAGATGCAGGTGACGGTGATGAGTTTCCGTGGACTGATGGTGGAATAGTTAAAGTCGAAACAACTACAGATCTAACAGCAGGTCAAAGAGTCATACTTGATTTTACTGTCCCTGCTGTCCCTAAAGTTAGATATTCAGCCTATACAGGAACAACTAAAGTCTGGTCAGTAGGAATAGCTTTAGAGGATGCAGTAGCAGGTCAAGTGACATCAATCAAGTATGACAAACAACCTTATTTAATTACTTAAAGGAGTAAAAATATCATGGGTGGACCAAGAAAAGACGGGTCAAAATTAAGTGAAACTGGATATAGAAGTGCTGGAGCCGCAGTCAATGCCGGTGTAGCAAGTGCTGTATCTTTTAAAAAAGGAGCAGATGGGAAACTCGCATCAGTTCCAGGCGGAAAAGCAGGGAAGATAACATCAACAAGAAAAGTCGCAGGAGCAATAGTTGATAAATTTGGAGCAAGAGCGGCAAGAGCTAATTTCCAAAGAAATACTACATCAGCCAAAGCTATTGTAAAAGCTATTGCTCAAGATAACAAAGGAAAGGCTAACGCTAAAAGTCTAAAAGCAGTGATTAAAAAAGCAAAAAGAGATACTAGAAATTAAAAGGTAAAGGAATAACAAACAATGGCACTTAAAAGGAAAGAGCTTAAACGTGACGCTGTCTTATCAGAATTAATGATTAGAAGAATGGTCGCAGATAAGTACAACGCCGCTAATAAAATCAGTCCAGTTATTACTGTATCAAAACGAACTGATATGTATTATGTTTTTGATGATTCTAACTCAAGATTAGAGAATACAGCGGCTGATCGTAAAGGTGGAACAAATGAAGTAGATTTCGGTTTCGGGACTGATACATACAGAATTAATGATTATGGATTAAAAGTCTATATTCACCCTGATTTATTGGATGACGTGGATGATGCGATTAGCTCTAATATTAGACAAGCCGCTTCTCAGCATTTAACTGATTTAATGGTAATAGATAGAGAATATAGATGTAACAAAGTATTCTTTAATAATACAATAATGGCAGGATGTACAGAAGCATTAGACAATAATTCAGCGGTTGATAATGAAAATTCAGACTTCATAAGTTTAGTAGACGATTCATTAGAAAAAGTCAGAATGGGTGCAGGAATCGAAGCTAACACATGGTTAATGAATAAAAAGATTTGGAGAAAAGTAAGAAGAAGACCTGATTTGATAAAACTTATGAAAGATGATTCAATCAGAAGACTATCTTTAAAAGACCTTGCTTATATCATGGAAGATCAAGATTTCGATCTCCCGAACATGGTAGTAGCAGGACAAACATATAATACAGCTCCAGAAGGTAAGACAAAATCTTTTGCTGATGTTTGGGACCCTTGTATGTTATTTGCTTATGTTAACCCTCAACAAAAAACTGTTATGGAAAACACTTTTAGTAAAACTTTCATGAGAAAGCAAGACGGTATAAATGTATTTTTCTATGATGATCCGGATCCAGACAAAGACGGTCAATACTGTAAAGTAAAAACTAACTATGGATTCAAGATCACTAATAAATCAGCAGGTTATCTAATAACTAACTGTTTAAAAACAGCGTAAGGAGTTAATAATATGAGTAAAGGCGTTCAGTTCGCACTAAACAGAGGTCAAAGCGTAAGAATTAATGGAGTTAGTTGTACTGACCCAGTTGTTACAACTGACTATCCAACAGCTAAAGCATGGGCAAAGTTACACGTTGGGACGATTATCGGAGAAGAAGAGGAAGACGAAGAAGAAGTTAATCACCCTATGTTTGGAAAAAACAATGTTGATATAGATGTAGGTGTTTTTGATGAAAACAACCTAAATTCTTCAGAAGAAAAAGATGATGAAGATGATACTCCAAAGAGAGGTAGAAACAGAAGATGAGCTTAGAAACTACTGGAAAAGTACCGATGAATCGTAAAGAATCAGTTGCACTTGGGAGTGTTGCCCCTAATCAAACCTTTACTATTTTTGAAGCTACAGAAGATTGTAATATTCAGTCTATATCAGTAACTAATGCCACTGCTTATGCTCTTGATGCTAGTAACAATATCGCTTTTCATGTTCTTAATAAAGGATTAGATGGAACAGGTACAACAATAGTTGCTGATAAAGCTACTTTAAAAAATACTACTAAGCTAACAGGTAGTGTAATAAGTGCTAATGTTCCTCTTAGTCTTACTTTGACAGCAAATATATTTGTTCCAAAAGGTTCTGTTTTAACTATGTTAATAGAAAAAACAGGAACAGTCACAGCTCTAGCAGGTGCATTAGTTACAGTAAAGTATAAAGGTAAAGTTTAATGGATCTTAAGAGTAATATCTTTAACAGTGATGTTAAAAATGGATATGCTGTAGGATCAACACCAGAAGTAATATTTCCTGCTGTAACCAACAAGATGTATTATGTTGATTCAATCACAGCATATTCAGGCACAGATTCAGTTATAAACATCTATTCAGATACGGACGTTATATGGAGCGGATTTGTTAAAGCGGGTGATACTGCTTTAAGTACTTGTTTCAAAAATAAGCTTTTAGGAGTTCATGGAGAAGCATTAAAAGCTAAAGTAATGACAGGTACAGGAGCAGTTACTTTAATTGCTGTGTTGAAATAATGGATTGTGTTTATTGTACCTCTGATGATGTAATTGATGTATTGCCTGATACTTTGGATAGCGATGTTCTTGGATTAGATAAAATACAAAAAGCAATAAATCACGCAGGTTCATGGATAGATGCAAGATTAAAGCATTTATATAAAACTCCTTTACAAGTTATAACTGGTGATTTCCCAACAGAATTAACTTATGCTTGTGCTTATTTCTCGGCTCATTTTTGTCTGTTAAAATATTTTTCTGGAAACAGTTATACTCAAGAACAAGCTAATTTTAGAAAAGAATTTAAAAATATTGCTGAGGAATATTTAACAGCTTTAGAAGCAGGTAAATATTTTGTAAGTGAATTTAGTACACCAGATGTTGAAGATACTTCATCAAAAAATTTCTATTTTGATGAAGACGAGGAATATACCAATACTAATGAGATTATCTCAAGAGTAACAAGTAAAAGGTTTCTATGATAGCAATTCAATTATCATTATCTAAAGCTTTTGCTCAAGGTATAGAAAATCTTAAGAAAAAATCTCAAGATATGACTAAAGAACTTACAGAAATAGGTGACTTAGTTATGTCTGAATGGGATAAGAACTTTGAAAGTGAAGGAAGACCTGCTCGATGGAAAGAGACTAAACAGCCTAATAAGATACTTCAAAAGTCTTTAAGTTTGAGAATGTCTTTGACCAAAAAAAGCAGTCCTTTTAATCTGTATAAGCTCTCAAAGTTAAGTATTAATTTAGGAACTATTTTACCTTATGCTAATTTACATAAAAATGGGGGATATATCCAAGCATGGGGCAAAACAAGAGTTTATATAGACAAAAGGGACATGACTTATTTGCCACCTGATGTTAACAGCAAAATGGAAAATGTTGTTTTAAAATCCTTAAAAGGTGCAGTGACAATATGACATGGGATGCAATAACAATAGATCAAAGTATTGAAATAAGGAACGCTTTCTGGCAAGTATTTGAAGACAATGATTATTTATCAGAAAAATTAAAAGATAACAATATTATCATTAGACATTATCTTCCACACGATGTTGTTAATGTTAAAAAATATCCTTATATAGCAGTAATTGATTATTCAAATATTGACTACGAGGAAACGTTTAATACCAATGAGTTAGTATCAGAAGAATTTTTTATACAGATAGCTGAGAAAGCCAGTAGCTATGACGAAGCTAAGAAAAAAGCAAAGCTCTTATATCTCAATATAAGAGCAATGATTAAAACGTCAAATAATCTAGGTCTTTATTATATTAATGAAATTAAGTTTATAAATATCAGGAACAGGGAAGGAATCGAAGCTCAACCGAGGACTTGGATATACACAATTTCAGTAAAAATAAGAATTGATTACCAAGAAAGTATATTAGAAGAAATTTAAGGAGATCGCCCAGATGGGAAACTTAATAGATGGAAGTTTACAAATAAATTCAAACGAACTTTTAAGAAGTAAAAAATTAGCCTTTGCAGGTGTCAACACTTTACAAGTAGCTGATAGATACAATGATACAATAACTCCACTTTCATCAGAAGGTTGGGAAGATCTTGGAGATATAGAGCAAATATCACCTGATAAGAAATATGATATTTTGGAGTTAGCGAACGGATGGCCCTCTACTTCAAAAGGGGGAATTGTTACAGGGATGAGCATGTCAATAGGCGTGACTTATAGCAATCCAACACTACAAGGTTTAGATTATGCTAATGCGTCAAACTATGCAATGCAAGTAAATACAGGCGGAACAGCTAAAACTGTAACATCTGGAAGTACAAAGGATAAATTAGTGTTTTCATCTGCCCCTGATTATCAGCCTAACGAACTTTTAGAAGTTGATCTAAGTAGTGGAACAAGTTATGGTATCAAAAAACAAATAGCTTTTGTAATTAAAGTTGTAGGAAATAATGTTTTTATATCAAGATTGTCACAAGCCCCTAAGTCTGGAGCAGCTATCAAAAGAGTTAACGGATATGGAGCTGATAGCCAGTTTGTTGATAGTGCTACTTTACAAAATAGTGGTGTTCTTATGACAGAAGGAGCTACTGAATCACCAGAAGTTAGAGCTAGAATATTCAATGTAAATGTTACCACTAGAAGTATTTTCTTAACTTACATCGAACAAGCAGAAGTAAGAATGCCTGTTGCTTTAAAAAGAACAGCTAAGGAAAAGGAGTTAATGACAGCAGGATTTACATTAATGGTAATCCCTCAATATGGAAACTTTACAGATAGAAATGGTCAAGCATTAACTGGAGTTCCATATTTATGTCAAACTGGATTGTTACCACAACAATTTACTGTTTCTACTTAATAAATATATATTCTTAATTCTGACAAAGGTTTTAAATATTATGATATTCTAGTATTAATTTACTAGAATATTTTGTCATTAAGGTAAAAAACAAATGTCAACTATTGATTTCTCAAAATTAGAAATTAAACCATTAAAACTTACTCAATTATTATCCTTAGCTTCTTTGGCTAAAAAGATTTATACAAACTCAAAAAATGATCCTGATAAAGTCTTTAAAATAGAAAAATTTGACAAAGAAAGCAAAGAAGTAATTATGAAATTAATTATTGAAGGCATAATTGACGAGTTCGATGTTGTAAATGAACAATTTGGTGCAATCGGAAAGCAAGTTATTTTAATACTCTCAAGAATCACAGATCTTTCAGAGAACCAAATTAAAAACTTAGATTTTGAGGATATTAATGCTGTGATGGGAAAAGTAGTAGGTAAGCAAGAGGAGGAAGTGGAAGACCTTTTTTTGAACAAGACGGATACGACATCGGAGACTTAGACCGTCGTGTTCAAGCATTTAGAGGAGAAGAAGAAACCGATGATTACGATATTAAAAGTACTGACATCGTAAAAAATGACTTTCTCTGGTATGAACCTTGTTGGATTGAAGATAATTTTATTTCACCACTTTATGAGTATTTTCCAAGATCAGAAATTTTAAATTTTACAGTAAAAGAATGTTTATCTACAATTAATTCGATAAACAGGGTAGAAGAAAGAAAATCATCCATTCAAAAATGGGAAGACTTTAAAAGAGCAACAATAAGAGGTGATGATCTTCCACAAACTTATTCACCTGATGGAAAAGCTATAGAAAAAGTAGTAATGAGAGAGAGTATAGTTAGGCGTTTAAAAATGAAATTAGATATTGAAGAGGAGTAAAAGATGACCATTAATAACTGGGATAAACAAACTGTAGAATTTTTGGATGAAAAATGTTTTAAAAATAGAATAACCAAAGTAGAAAAAAAACTTGTTGAGAGTTTAAAATTAATTCCTGATTTAAAAATAATAGATTACGGTTGTGGAACAGGAAGACTTGTTGAAATACTTAAAACCCTTTATCCAGACTTTAATATTAAAAATAATTATATAGGTGTCGATCAATCCCAAGAAATGATCCTAAAAGCTAAAGAAAAATACCCTGATTTAGAATTTTCTTTATTAGATCCATTCTTTCAACCTATCAAAGATTTTAACACTTTAATATCTTTGGATGTATTACAACATCAAAACAAGCCTATGGAGTTCCTAGATATAATATTTGCTTTAGAAACTGACAATGTTTTTATAGAAACTTGGTCAAAAGAAAACGGACAAAATTTAGAGCATACAGAGAATATTATCACTCTACAATCAGGTAATCAATTTTACGAAAATATTTATAGTTTAAAAGCTATAGAAGAACTAGGTGCAATTTATGGAATGAATATTGACTTTGAAAATGAGTGTAATGCTTATGATACAACCCTTTTTTATTATACTGGAATAAGTGAAGTTCTAGCTTTTTACACTGGTTACTCAGTTCAAGAAATAGATGACTTTACTAATGAATCAATGAAAGCTGAAAAAGTCATTGTAGGCACAGATATTAAAGAAACATTACAGTTTTTAAAGAATACAGATATAAAATAATGAAAAAAAGGATATTACATATAACACATGGCTTTTATCCTAATAAGGGATTTGAAGTATATTTAAAAAATCTAATTAATAACTTACCTGAATATAATCATTATGTAACTGTCTTTCCTAATAAAAACAATGACATAGGTTTATCAAGTAAAGTAAATGTTATTGAAATAAGCAGTTTAAACGATGTTAAAAATATAGTTGATACTTTTGATATAAAAATAGTAAACATTCATTGGACAGGAGCAGAGGCACTAAATAGTGATGCTTATTTATTACAGATAAAAGACAAAGAATATACAGCATATAATAATACTAGCAAATACCCTGATGATATTGATAATAATCCTTATGGATATGTAAATATTCCTTATCTCTGGGAAACATACATAGAAACAGGCAACATTATTAATGTAACTTATCCTTGTTTAAAATCAGTGAAAATCAAAGAAAAAATAGTTAATCCGAATAGACCTAGATTTATCATCACTTCCCATAGTGATTTTAAATTACCTAGTTATTTGGATTTTCCTGTTATTGATAAAATTATTTCAGTCTCTAAAAAAAGTATGTTTAAACAGCTTCATGTTAATACACAGCATGAAGTTATATATAATGGTGTTCCTGATGAAATTCCTGATAATGTACTTCAAAAATCTATTAAAAGAAAATCTCAAGACCATAAAAAATTAAAAGCAGTCTGGGTTGGAATGTTAGCAAAATATGATGAGACAATTTACCAAGTAATAAAAGAAAATAAAGAAATTAATGAGTTATACGATTTCTTTTATCTAGGCACAGGGACACTGGATGAAAATCCATTAAGTAATCATCATTTCCTCGGTGAAATTCCACATAAAAAAGTTTTAGATTTTATTTCAGACTGTGACGTATTCTTATACCCTAGTTCTATTGATTCATTCGGAATTGCTTTAGTTGAAGCAATGAGCTTAGGTCTAATGTGTATTACTTCAAAAGAAGTAGAAGAAGTGATATTTAATTCAGGTCTAATCTGTAAATCAAAAAAGGATTATTTGAATAATCTTTTATCAGTTAGTAAAAATAAATCAGCCAAGTTTATTTATGGAAGTAAAGCAATAGACAGGGTTAAAGAAAATTTTGTTTTATCCAAGATGATTGAGAGCTATAAAAAGGTATTTGACTTATGAGTATGAATGTTGATATTTTAATCAGAGTAGTTTCTAACCAAGTTAGTGAAGCTTTAAGCAATATTACTGGGATGTTTACTAATTTAGCCAGTAAAGTAACTAACTTTTCTCTTGGATTTGAACAGACTATGAGAAATGTCAACACCATTGCTAAAGTTACTGAAGATCAGTTTAAATCTATGACTGACGAAATCAGAAAACTTTCAGAAGACCCTTTAATAAAAGATGGACCCACATCTTTAGCTCAGGGAATGTATACATTAGTATCATCTGGATTTGAAACAGCCGAAGCAATGAAAATTGCAGGAGTAGCAAGTAAAGCTGCCGCTGGAGGAGCTAGTGATGCCGCTACTGCTATTTCTACTTTATCTGGGATCATGAATGCTTACTCTCAAAGGACTTTACCTGACGCAATAAAATATTCAGATCAGCTATTTAAGATAATCGAATTAGGTATATACGATTTTAATACTTTAAGTAGATCAATGGGTCAAGTATTATCTGTAGTAGATAGTACAAAAGTAGCATTTGAAGACATAGGTGCAATGTATGTAGAACAATCTAAAAATGCAATATCAGCAGGAATGGCACAAATATCAACATTGTCAGTAATCAGAGAATTTATTAAACCATCTCAACAAGCAGTTAAAGTACTCAAAGAATATGGATTAGAAATGAGTACAGCCAGTCTTCAATCAAAAGGATTAGCTGGATCAATCCAAGAAATGTATGAAAAAGTCGGTCGTAACAAAGAAGTAATGTTACAGATATTTGGGAAAAAAGAGCAACAAAGAGCTATTCTAGGTGTCCTAAAAAATGATATGAAGGATTATTTATCAGATGTTGAAAAGATCAAAAATAGCCAAGGATCAACTGACGACGCAGTAAAAGAGCAGTTAAAAAGTACTCAAGCCCAGTTGGATAAACTTTATTCTAGTTTAGAAAACATGTTAATCGGATTCGGTCAAAATGTATTAAATGCTATGAAGCCTGTTATTACTGTATTAAATGCAGTGATAGAATTAATCAATTTAATAGATGATTCAACCAAAAAGATGATTGTTTCAACAGCAACATGGATAGTATCAATAGGCATTCTGTCAGGAGTATTAATAGGAATAACATCACTAATAGGCGGATCATTAGTATCTGTTTTAGTTCTATTTAACACAACTATAATAGCAAGTATTTTACAAGTAGGTTTATTTGCAACTGTTACAGATGTTTTAGTAATTAGCGTTATTGCCTTATCAAACGCTTTAAGAGTAATTATATTGTTTCTTACCCCTCTAAACATAGGTATTTTAGCAATAGTTGGAGCAATAGCTGCATGGCATAGTATAGTAGTAATGTTACAGGGAGTTAATGAATCTACTTTGTCTGGATTCTCTGGATGGTTACAATATCTTGATCCTGTTAGATTATTAGGAGTCGGATTTCAGAAAATAGCCGATGCTATAAAAGATATTGGAGTTTTTGCTAAAGCCGCTAAAGATCAGGAAGATAAAGAGAAAGAAAAAAAAGAAGCCCAAGATACAATAGACGCATTAGAAAATCAAGCAAAAGCTATTGAAAACTTAAGATACAAATACGGTGATCTTGACAAAGCTAAAAAAGAATTAAGTAAATTATCAGGAGAAGAAGCTAATCTCTTCTCAAAAGGTATGCAAGATTTCAATAGAATAAACAAAAGATCTATGACCAACGAAGAAAGAAATTCTTTTAGAGAAAATACCCAACAAAAAGTATATAAAAACCCTGTGGACTTACAAAAGAAAAAAGATTTTGAAAACTTAGAGTTAATGTCTTCCGATGATTACCTCAAGCTTAAAAATGCAAAAATACTTATGAGCCAGTATGCTACTAAAGGAGAAGCTAGCCAAAGATATAAGAAAGAAGCTGAAAAGTATGGGAACGAGCAAGAAAGAAGGGCTAAAGAGGAAGAAGCTAATAAACTAGGAGAAGTATATAAAGACCCTTCCGATGATGTTCTAAGAAAAAAAGAACAGTTAAAATATCTTAGAGAAAAAGAATTTACCAATAAACTTTTAACTATCACAAAAGATAGAGAAAAAGCTTTATCAGAACTTGCCAAGAAAAATTTTGATGAGCAAACACACATTGAAGAAATGTTTACAGGTAAATCAAAAGAAGAGTTAGCAAGAAAAAACACTGCTTTAAAAATCCTTGAAACAAACTATGGTCTTGAAAAATTAGAAATCAAGAAAAAATTTGACGAAAAGGAAAAAGACGAAAGGGAAAAGAAAGCCGAGAAAGAGAAAAGGGATCAAGAAAAAATCCAAAAAGATTTATTGAAACATTATAATAAATTACTGGATATTAACAAAGGTAAAATAGATTTACTTGATTCTAAAAAAGAATCAGGACAAATCAGTCAACCTCAGTATGAAAAATCAATGAATCCTATTATCAAGCAAAGAAAAGGATATTATCAGGACTTAATCTCTGGTAAAGAATCAAAAAAAATAGATCAAGATACTAAAGATACTTTCATAGGCGATCTTGATAAATTCAATAATGAATTAGTCACTAAAAAAATTAAGATTAAAGAAAAACTTAACCAACAAGATTATGAAATGTATCTCAACTCTATTAAAAGAGTTAAAGATGAAAACACCTTTAAAGCTGATAATGAATTAGAAAAAATTGCTCTTTATAAGGACAGTTTAAACAAAAAAGAAAATATTGATTTAGATTATTTCCAAAAGGTTTTAGCTCGTGAGAAAAAATTAAAACTTGATAAAAACGGAATAAACATAGAGGCTATTGACGAAGAAATTAATGCTAATAATAACTTACTTAAAACTTTAACCCCTTTTGATGAAAAAAGAAAAGATATTATTCAGAAAAATATTGATCTTGAAAGAGAGAGAAATAAATTAGTCATGTCTTTCCTTATTGAAGAAAAAAAACTTGAGGAAGCCCAGTCTAATGAATGGATAGCATTAAATGATAAAATCAGCCAGATTAAGATAAGAGAAATTGACTTTGACATCCAACAAGCAAAACTAAAAGTTGCTAGAGGTGAAAAAACAGAACAATCCTTATATGATTTTGTTGTTCAAAAAACCAATGAAAAAATACAGCAATATAATTTAGATTTGGAAGCTAACAAAGATAACCAAGTCAAGATTGCTGAAATTAATAAAAGCATTACTGCCGAGCAAAATGTATTAACTGATCTTAAAATACAAAAAGACGAAAAAGAATATAAATTAAAATTAGATGTTTTCACCAGAATTAAAAATAATGCTGATGTTGCTTTTAAAAGTCAAAAAATAGGTGCCGATAAACTCTATGAGATTAACCAGAACATTAGGAAAGCAGAACTAAAAGCTTTAGAGGAAAAGACTGTTGCCAGTGATAAACAATCTGAACATGAAATTGAGATCCAAAGAAAAAAGAATGAAATTACCATTGCTTTTATTGATGAAGAAGAGAGAAAGAGAACATCTTTATTTAATGGATTAAACCAAATAGGTGATCTAATAGGACAGTTTGATAATAAAACTGGAAATGCTGTAAAAAGTTTAGCTAGTTTTGGCAACACTATAGTAAATATAGTTAAGTCAGGAGGACAAGACGTAGGTGCATGGTTAAGTCTTGTTACTCAAGCTATTTCAGGAATAGTCTATGTTTTCGAGGTTCAAAAAAATCAAGCTGAAAAGTTTTTAAATGATACTAAAGAATTGAATAATGAATTAATGAGTGTTTCAAATAATATTGCACAGACCAACGCTCAGATTAACAGTAACTTGGATAATTTATTAAATGCAAGTGCTGAAAAGTTTAAAAAACAAAGAGTTGATACCACGAATGAGATTGATAAAAGCATAAAAGACTATCAAAAACAAATTGAACAATTAAGAAACGGGTTCAACATAGATAATATTATTGGATTTATGTTTGATAAAGAAAACTGGGCAGAAAGAACTAAAAATACTTATGAAAATTTAACCAATGCTATTGAAATGAAGCAAAAAGAAAAAGGTATAACATCTAATCAACAAACAGAGCTAGAATATAAAGAGAAGACTAAGATAACCTCTGATTATTATGCAAAAATAGAAAAATTAGAGATAGATTATACTAAAAATGAACAGGAACGAAAACAAAAACAATTAGATTTTGACCTTAAAAAAGCTAAAGAATCCTTAGATTTAGGCGATATGCAACAAGATGAATATAATAAAATTGTCAGGAATAAAACAGAAGACTTTAATGATTGGGTAAAAAGTAAAGATATTGAATTACAGAAATTAAAAATATCCTTACAAGAACAGTACCTTGATAAGTTGGATCAAACATATAAATTAGAAATTCAACTACTGGAAGAAAAAAACAGGCAAGGATATATTAAAGAAGAAGAATATCAAACAAGGTTAGCTATCTTAAAAAAATCTTTCCAAACGGATTTATTAGATCAACTTAATAAACTTGTTTCCGAAAAAGACAGGTTAGCAAATAAACTAATGGAACAGGAACTTAAACCTATTACTTCCAAAGCTGAAATTGAGATAGAAAATATCAGACGTAAAATGCGACCTGTGGAAGCACAAGTAAGAGCATTAGATGAACAACTCAGGAAAATAGACGAGGCTTATGCAAGACTTGAAAAAACAGCAAATAAAGACAGCTCGGCTGAATTTGCTAGACTTAGACAAGCAAGACTAAAGGATATTGAAGCAAATTATCAAGGCTTTTATGGACGTAGTGAAGACGCTTTTAATATAGATCAAGACGCAAAAAGGGAACAAATAGAGAGTGACTTTTTAAACGGTTTAACTACTGAAGCTGAGAGAGTTAAAAAATTAATGGCTCTACAAGTAGATGGGAATATTTTCTACTCTAAAATAACAAGGGATATTAAAACAAGTCAAGGTGCGACACAAATGTATTTTGATTATGTAAAAAGAGGAAATCAGGCTTATGCTGACTTTAACTCTTTATATAAAGAAAATACATCTATTAAAGCAAAAAATGAAAGGGATATACTAGAGGATCAAAAGAAAGGTTTAACAGATATCTTGGATCAGAACGAGAGTAATATTAAGACCATTGAAGAGAAAATGACTGAAAGTATAGACAGGATAACTTTATCATTCAAGGATTCGGCAGGGCAATTTTCCAATGAATTAATATCAAAAATGACAGGGAAAGGAGGGGCATTTGATATTATCCTTGAGCAGTGGAGAAAAGTGGATCAAGAAATTAATGCTACCAAAGCTAAAGTTGAAAGTACTTTATCAAGTAATCAAAAACTAGCACAATCAGCAGATAAAGGCTATGTAATGAGTACTGGGACATCATCAAGTAATGCTGATAACACTCCGAAATCAGGTGAAACATACGATCAAATGATTGCTAGATTTAAAAAAGAAGATGCTGAAAAAGCTAAAGCAGCCAGTAGTAAAACTGTAACATCAAATAATTCTAGTCCAATACTTACCGCCGCTATCACTGCTGGAAATGTAGCTAAAACTCAACAAACTGCTAGTAAACCAGTTGTGAATAATGTTCCTAAAGAAAATAGTTTAACTTACTCAGGATCAAGCTATGATTACACTAAGCCTACTATTATTAAAGGGATAAACTATGGATTTTTAAATAATTCCAGTACCAGTTGGAATAGAGTAGAACAAGAAAAATTTGAGCAAAATATTATTAACCCTAAAAAAGCTGAAACTAAGCAAACTGGCACATTTGACAAAGGCGGATCACTTGGATTTCTCAATCCTTTAAATTGGTTCGACACAGGGGGATTAGTTAAAAATAAGTCAATAGTCGGTGTGGCTGAAACTGGAGCAGAAAGAATACTATCTCCTAGACAAACCACAGCATTTGAGAAATTAGTAGAAAGTATTACTAACCCATCTTTTAAAACTTCAAATTTTGGAGGAGGAACAAATGTTTATGTAAATATAACAGGTAATACTATATCTAGTGAAATGGATCTCAATAGAATCTCTAGCAAAATATCTAAAGATGTTATGGCAAAAATGACAGAAAATTATGTAAGCACTGGCTAAATTTGTATTTTATTTATTTTTACTGTAAACTTATGTGAAAATATTATAGTAATAGTAAGGTTAAGTCAGTGGATAAAAACGAAGTGAAATCTGCAATTAGAAAAAGGATTGAACAATTTAGTTTTGTAACTGATAAAACCATTTCAGACGAATGGGATTTTGATATAAACTCAGATGATTTTGAAAAAGTCATAGATTCATTAATTAAATTAAAAGTCATTGACCAAGATATATGGGAAATAAATTTTGATGATGGGTCAGGAAGTATGAAAATATTTTTTGCACGAGGAGTAGACAGAGATAAATTATTAAAACCTATATCTCAATATATTAGCTTTACAAAGAAATAAAGATTAGAAAGGTATATTATGAAAAAGTTATTTATTGCAGGATTGATTTTATTATTATCTGGTTCGTTTCCAGTTGTTTCCAGTGCTGATGATATACCTGAATTTATAGAATATAAATATGATGATGAAAAAAAAGGTAAAACTTATAAGGTTTCTTGGGAGTTAAAAAGCAAATCGACAAATACAAATACTTCAATCACACGCTGGACAATGGATTTTTCTAAACAAATAGAAAAAAATAAAGAGGATAATTATTATTATTTATCATTTTGTATTGAGACAAATAGAATGATAAAATTAACTAAAAATCAAAATTTAATTTTTGATGCTGATGGATTTGAAACACCTTTACCAAGCAAGTATCAAGAAGATGAAGTAAGTAATAAATTAGATAATGATGGCAATAATTATTTATGCAGAGGGTATAGAATAGATAAGTCTCTTATATACGACTTATTTGAAGCCAATGAAGTTAGTATAGAAATTAAAGGAGTTACTGACTATAAAGTTGAATTTGATAAAAAACAATTTAATGAGTTAAAAGAATTTTATTACTATGTAAATAAAATAGAAAGTTAATTTAAAAGCGAAAAATTTACAGATCAAACCAGAAGAATATCTTGCTAACAAACTTTATTTATAAATATGATATCCATAGGTTGATTCAACTTCCATATAATCAGCTTGTATATCTTTTAAAAATTCTCTGTACTTTTTACTTAAAAATCGTTTGCAATCACCTTGATAGAAATCACATGCTTTTAACTTTGCTGGAATTAAGGATAAAATATTTGCCTTAAATATTTTATTTATTACAAATGAAAGACTATTTATTCTTTCTAAGTGACTTTTAAATGTTGGTTTGATTCCATGTACATTAATGAAATTAAGAGTTTTAGCTAATGATGAACCTGATTATTCTAAGTAATCAAATAGATGCTCTAGTCTTTCGTCTCTTAAGAAAGTTGATGTAAAAGAATTAAATATATAATATATACCTTCTTTTTTAGAGACATAATTATTTTCGTTCATGCTTATTTATTCCGATTAAAATATTTTATTATCTTAATTATACTATAAACTATCTTGCTAACGATAGATATTTAATATAATATAGAGATATAATATATATACGTAATTCTGACAAAGGTTTATAAATTAATTAATGCCTTGGCAAGTTCTCTATTCTACAAGTGATTTAATCTTTAAGAATATAACAAGATTCTGCAAAGAATTATCATGGTCAAGAAATACAGATCAAAATATACTTACTTTTAATTTAATCCTTGAAGTGCCTAAGTTTAACAATGAAAAAGTTTTTTTAAAGTCAAGTGATAATATAATAGTTATCAGAGATGATTCATACAATCAAATTATCCTTAATGGAAAAGTTAGAAAGCCTAGTATTAAGCCTATTAAATGGAATCCTTCAACATCTAAATGGGATAAAATTTATACTTTAACTATTAGAGAAAAAGATTTTTCTAAAAAGCCTATTTCTAAAACTTACATAAACACCACTATTTCAGAAATTATCCAAGATATTTTAACATATTACTGTTTTAATCTTGGAGGGATAAAAAAGAACGGAGAAGTTTTAGAGCCGTTTATTATGCTGTGTGCTAATCAAAGTGTAGATTATTACGAGATCAACGATAAGCGACCACTAGAGAGCATTAAAGATTTATTAGATATGTTTATGTATTCTTTAAAATTAAGACATCACAGCGAAGCAGACAATACATATACAGCAATAACTTATACACAGTTAATAATCCTAGATTCAAGCGGTGAGATAGCTCCTCCAGAATTTTATATAAATGATGAAATTTTAAGAAAAGGTGAAATATATAATTATGATTATCAGATATTACCTAATCAGAGAAAATATTTAAAAGCTTGGGGATTACCTGAGTATTCTTTTAGTGAAGACGATATCATAAATTACTTAACTTTAAACGCAAAGGTACTACATGAAGGAAACACTGAAACATTAGAGAGATACGAAGCCACTGCTACGGAATATACTCCAAACTATACAATAAGTTATGCGGCAAGAGAAATAGCTTATGTCTGTAACAACCCTGTAATTATTAATATTACTGAAATATTATCATCAACAGAATTTTATATAAGTAAGTTCAACATTTGGGCTTTTGAAGTAGATTATGTAATCAGATTAACTAATGGAATAGACCAAGACTTTAGGAAAATAACAGCTATTAATACAACTACAGGGAAAATAACAATAGATATTACTTTAACTTTTACCCTAGCAGTAAACGATGCTTTAGAGTTAGTAAACAATTTAACTTTATATCTTGATAATCAAGTATCTTATCAAGAAAGTGGTGTTGTTATTGATACTAAAGTTTCTAAGGAAGCCAAAGTCAAGTTTTTAAAAAGAAGTATTCCAAATGTTGGATCACGTTTTACAGTCTGGTACTCAAGAGTTCAGGAATATTTAGAATCTCACGAAGACCAAGAAAGTATTGAAAAGTATGATTTAAAGCATTATACAAAAGAACTGGAAAGTATATTAACCAAAGAGCAAATTAGACAAGTAATGTTAGCAATTCAACAGAAAGAGCCTAATGTGGAAGTTATTATCTCTTGTTTTATCCCAAGCATTACACCTCCTGAGATACATTGGTCAGTTCCAACTCAAATAGATGATGATATAAACAAAAATCTTAGAATAACAAATATTGAAAGTAAATATTTAGGATTTTCTCGTGGTAAAGATATAGTAGAATATATCATTACTTTATCGGATAGAAAATTTGATTTTAATTCAGTAATAAAGGCTATAGAAAAAAAAGCTAAGGATAAACTTGTTAAATTATCTGCTCCACCTAATTTACTTCAAGTAGTCAATGATAAAATTTCTATAATAGATACTGTGGAAGTTACTTTAAATAAGACATCTATTGCCCCTGTAGCTTTACCTGCTACACTTATCTCAAACGTAGGATTTACAGCTAATTTAGAACATGCAGAAGGGGCAACATCATATATTATTCGTGTTTATCAAGATGACGATTTTAATAACACAGTAGTCGGTTATACAGATTATGAAATTGGATATAAAACATCTCATTTAGTAAATAATAGTAAAGTAGCAGAAGCAATCGAACCAATTAAATATGTATTTAGAGCTAAAAATGGGAATGTGTTATCAACATGGTCAAATCCTATTGAAGTTCCTAAAACGTATGATAGATATTACTTCGCAGCTCCGAAAGATAGAGGTTACACGAACATTTGGAGCTGTAGGACTGATGGGTCTGATATGCAAAAATTGAGCTATTTTGATTTCGCAAGAAGACCTTTCTATTTATCTGTATCACAAACCCACGATATAATTACATATACAAATATAGCGGGTTCTGCTGATGAATTTGGAACATTACAAGTAAGATTTAATAATAAAATATTCAGTGATGAAAAATATACAAATGTAGAATATGGATCTAATGCAAGGGGTAAATCACCTATTTGCGTTCTTGAAGATAATATTTATTCTGTAAAAAAGAGTTTAGATTATAATTATAATATTATACAGAAATATAATGTAACAACAAATACCACGGCTACATTAAAGACACTAGCAGGGTTTGACTCGGTACAGCATATAGCTGTTTCTCCAAATCAACGATATTTAATAATAGCTTATCAAGCAACTACTTCTGATATTTGTATATTTGATTTAGTAAGCAATACTCAAGAAATCAGAACAAATAAATGGGGTAAAATCGCCTTTTTTGGCAACAATGATGATTTTATATTATGTAATAATGCGGGTGGACCAACTACTACTAGAAATAAAATTAGTAATCCGTCTTTTTATACTAGCATTAGTTTATCGCCAAAATCTTGTTTTGTCTGCCAAATCATTAGTAATGATACAGAGTATTTAACTATAGAACTAGGCGGTGGAACATGGATAGGTAGATATAATACAAGCACTTTAGCACAGATAAGTTTAATCAAAGTATCAGACAGCCAAGACACAAATTATAATTTTAATCATGTAGAAATGGCATTATCTTCACCACTTTCATTTGAAAGTCAGTTCCCTGAAAGTATATATGTAGATGATGAAACAACTGATTTAGATTATGGCTATATCTTCGATCCACAGTACAAAGATGATTTCACAGATTATTCATTTCAAAACCAAAAAGGGATATTTTATGCAGAAAATGGAAACACTAATTTAGATCATCCACATTTCGACAAAGATGATAATGATAAATGGTATATAGATTTTAATAGACCTTATCCTACCGTTTTTGTTGTTCCTGATGGAAGTTATGAATTAGGATCTAACTCTACTATCACAATGGAATTAGATAAAAATAATACAGGTACACAGACAATTATTTGTAAATGGTGGGATAACGCAAGTAATGGTTTAAATTCATCTCTATTAGTAAGCTATGTTGGTGATGAATTGAACGTGATTTATCAAGATTCAAGATTTGCAACTGATTTAAACGATAGATATTTATTTGTAAAAATTCCTTTTATGGGCTTTTCAGGATCTCAAATAGTATCAGTAAGCCTAGATTGCAATAGTGCTGGAACTCCTATCATTAATGTAGTTCAGAATCAAACAACTAAATCATATTCACTATATGCTGATGGTACATTTGGAAGGTTTGATATTCAATCTGTTTACAACACGCCTAATAGAATGGCAATAGGACATAGATTAGAATTAAGAGACACACCAAACAGCGAAGATTGGGCTGGAAATCAATTTACAGGAAAGCTAAAAGGATTAGCTATTATAAAGCAGTCATTGTCAGATGCTCAGATAAAAGAAATTCACAGACTAAAAGGATATGAATAATGATAGAAATAATAGAAAAAAAAGATACAAGTCAGATAGATGGAATAGTTAAAACTACTAAGCTAAATTTTCAAGGTTGCATAAATATCAACTGTCCTCTTTTATATAAATGTAGTAATCAAAACCCTATTGATATTTACTGTAAATTTGGGAATGATAAATCACCTATTAAAGTTTCTTATACAGATCCATCGCATGAGGAATATTTAGAAAACGGATACTTTCATAATACTACTCCAACAGAATTAAAAACATCTATGATAGAACTATTATTTGGTTTAACTACTCCAAACTTAAAAGTAAATTATGTTGCTTTATCAAGTGCTTATGATGAAAGTAATATCTTTAATAATGAACTTACTAGAAAAGCCCCTACTACAGCAGTGAATGGAAACTCAGGTACAAGTACTGTTAACTTTACTTTAGCAGAAGCTAATAATAAAAGAGCAATAATTCAAGCAAGTCCTAGCCCTACTTCAAAGATTTTTACTGTGGATGATTCAGCAGGATTCATAGAAGGTGATTTTTTAAATATATTTGTAGCAAGTTCTAGTAAATTTTTTGAAGCAAAACTTTTAGACATAACAGGTAATCAGCTAACAATAGATAGGGATATAGCAGTACCTAGTGTTAATGATTACGTCCAACAAATTACAAGATTTATAATCTTAATAGCAAATGGTACTGAAAGTCCTGCTACTGGAACAAAAGTGTCTATTGCTAAAAATACCATACATAAAAGCTCTGCTGATAATTTAAACATTGTTCATAATATTGTAATTAATTAAGGAAAATATGATAAATAAATCTTTACCTATCTTATCCCCTAACTTTCTTGATGGATTTGGTAATCCTAAATGGAGTGAACTGGTTGTATTTAATCAACAAGTTAAAAATGTTTTATATATGTTAAACGACAACGGTGCAGGTTATGAGGAACTAGAAGAAAGACACTCAGTAACAGAGATTGACGCTGATTATAATATATCAAGAACCGATAGAATAATATCTTGCAAACAAACTGGAGCATTAGAGCTAACTTTACCCCTTACAGCGAAATTAGCAATAGGAGACTGGTTCTTAATAGTAGATACTGACAATCAAGCATTAACTAACAATATTACTTTACTTGTTAATGGAAACACCGTAAACACAATAGGAACAGATATTGTATTAAATAAAGACGGCAGTTATTTAAGTATAATTTATCTAGGCTCAGGAAAATTTTTAAATACAAATAGTATTTTGCTTAATTCGGACAATTTATGGACTGGCACAAATGATTTTGATAGTATAGATACACAAACAATTAATCCTAGTGGTGCATTAAGTATCGGAGCTGATGATTCAGGAAATACAGTTGTAAATATTGGCAACAGTGCAAATACTGGTAGTACAGCAGCAATTAATTTTCATTTCGGAATAGGTTCTAGCCAAACGTATAATACTCAATTAATCGCTTACGCAAATGAGAAAATGGCTTTATTCAATGCCTCTAAATTCCTAATTGATTTCGGGGACGCATATACTAGCTTTAATAATCCCATTTACCCAGCTACTGATAATGCTTTCACGCTAGGTAGCGCTTTACTAAGATTTACAGATATTTACGCCACTAACGGCACTATCAATACATCCGATGAAAATTTAAAGGATAATGTCAATCCTTCTGAATTAGGTCTTGATTTTTTAATGTCACTGAAACCTAAATCTTATAAATGGAAAGATCAACCTGCTTTTACTAAAAAAGAATTGAAACTAATTGAGACTAAAAATAAAAAAGGTGAAGTTGCTTACATAGTAAAAGAGATGCTAACAGAGCAACCTGAGCAAAAATTCAAAAGGCTTCATAGAGGTTTATTAGTCCAAGATGTCTTGTCATCAATGAAAGAATTTAATATATCTACCAACAATTTTGGGGGATATGTATTTGATCCGATAGCTAAAAGAGGAGGGTTAAGGTACGATCAATTTATACCCGTAACAATAACATCCATCCAAGAGCAACAAGGCATAATTAAAGATTTGAAAATAGAGATAAAGAATCTAAAGACACAATCCCAAGATCAACAATCACAAATAGATGATTTAAAAGCAATGGTACAAAGTTTAATAGAAAGAGCCTAATGATAAAAAGATTTTTTTTGATAATAAAAACATTATACAGATTTTTCACAGGTCAATCTGTATTTAAAAAGTAAAAAGGAAAATAATATGAGTAAACAAATAATAGTAAGAGATATAAGTAAAGATCCATTTGGTTCTTTTATGCAAAACAAAGTTAAATTTCAATACATTTCTGAAAATGAAAGCCGTAGGGAATTTTACGATAATGAAAAACACATAGTTAACCATTGGAGTGCAGGAAGAAGGAATCAGTTATGGGATGGATACCACTTTAATATCACTGAAATAAACGATCAAATTTTTGTATTTAAAACTTTGAAACGTAAAGAGAAAGGTCAACATCTGTGGGGAAGAAATACTGGCTGTATAGGAAACTCTATTTGCTCAATGTTCGAGGGAGATAAGCCTACTGATGGGATGATTGATACTTTAGCACTACTTAACGCAGAGCAATGTGCATGGTATGGATTGAATCCAGAAGGAACTATTTTATTACCAAAGAAAAAAGTTATTGAAGGAAAATTAGTAACTATTGCAGGGAATATTAACGCCCCAATTATTGCAGATCACAAACATTTTTCTGATATCGAATATCCAAGTCAGCGAATTGATATAGGTGTTTACATGATTACAGTAAAAAGAAAAGCTATCCAATATTTAAAAGAATTAAAAGATGGTAAAAGGCAATTTCTTTTTAAAGAAATAATAAAGTAAGAAAAAACAACTTGATATTATTTGTTTTTAAATTAATATCAATACAATAATAAATAATAGGGAATTTCTAAATTTTGGCTTTAACTGGAAAAAATATAATATTAGTTGATGATGATTCAATAATACAGGTAATGATTAAGCAAATTCTAATAATGCTTAATTGTGATGATTACGAGGTATGTAAAAGTGTTGAAGATGCAATTTTAAAATGTGAAGGTACAACATTTGACTTTGTAATCCTAGATATAAATTTTCATGGAACAATGGCAGCAGAATATCAGCCACAGAAATCTGGAATAGATATGATTAAGTATTTATATCAAAAAAAAAGACCTGTTCCTGTTTTAGTTTTCGCTTCTGATATAGATAGCTCTAGTTTTGATTTATTCAGATACGAAAATAATCATTTGACAATATGTTATTTAGAGAAACCATCTAGTCAGATTGAAATATCAAAAGCCATAAAAAATTGTTTAGAAATCCATTCTTGCAAAGATTTAAGAGAAGTAAAATTTCCTTTAATGGCTAAGTCTATGGAGGATTTAAAAAAAGAAATAGAGGAAATGAAGGAAACCACTATTAAAAATATAGCTGAAAATATTTTTATAGAGTTTCTCTCAACCAACAGAGCTAAAATAATAACTGCATTAGGAGCAATAAGTGCAGGTCTATTTACTTATTATATGACTATATTAAAAACTACTTAAACCTCTGTAACTATTAAGCTTTCAATTTCCATTAATAACTCTATATCTTGAATTGCTTCTACCATTGCTATTACTTTAACTTTATAGTTTTTGAAAAATTCTGTTTGTTCTGCAGGTAAAACTTCATTATTAAATACATATTCTTCCTGCGGTTTACTACTAAAAAGAAAATCCATTTGTTCAAATTTTTCAGCAGTAAAAGGCAATATTTTTAATTCAGAATCAAAATCTTTATACTCAAGTTTTTTTATATTCTCATTATCTTTTATTTTTTCTCTAAGATCATTTACTTGGAGTGTTATTAATTCTTCCTGTTGGTCAATATCCATTTTTGATAATTTAAAAGCTGTATTTATAGATATTTCATTATTACTAACTTTTTTGATAACATCAGGTATAGCATTTTTTTCTATACTTTCTATTCTATGTATAGTATCATGTGAAATATCAGCTATTTTAGCCAGTTCTTTTTTAGTATCAATAGGAGTAATCGTTCCCTTTTTACCTTGATTTAATTTTGCTTTTTGAGAAACAAGCTTTTTTAATTGAAGTGCATATTTACCACGTTCATATACAGTTAAATTTCTTCTTTCCAACTGGTGTTTAATGATAAATATTTTTACGTCTTCTTCAGTATCAAAAAACTCAATATGTATAAAGCATGGTATTTTTAATTCTGTACAAATTTGATGTCTGTTATGACCATCTACTAAAAAATATCTATCTTGACTTCTCCAGACAACTAAGGGAGTTATACAACCTCTTTCTTCTATATCTTTTCTTAATCCATCGTGTTCATCTTTGGATTGTCTTCTTAGTAAATTTTTGAAAGGAGGATAAATATAAATTTCTTTATCTTTCCAAGGCTCAATAGTTATAAATTCATTGTCATTTTCTTTTTTAATTTGCCTACTGGGTATATACTCGCTGTGATTAAAAGTTTTTAGTTCTTGTCTTTTTTCTTCTTCTTCTTTAAAGATGTCTAACTTTGACTTATTAAAATAACTGTTATTATTATTAAAACTTTCTTTACTTGGTCTTTCATTCTTATATGTTGACATTTTGTTTACCTATTTCTCAAATTAACTACTATATAAAATAATAACAGTTATTTTAATAAGTAAAATAACTTCACGAAAAATTTATTATTTTGTAATTTGAAACACTTTAGGTTATGATAAAATTGTGATAATATGCACAAATAATAAATTAAGTGAAATATTTAGTAATACAGGCAAAAAAGATATGAAATCAGCTATAAAACTTTTTAATAAAAGAACCAGTTCTGAAAAAGCTTACAGAAATCTGTATATTAAAATTTATGATAACAAACCTTTGATAAATAACATCTCTCATAGAAAAGATGTTAGACCTAAGAGAATGTATAAAAATTCCTCTAATGCTACATAAATAAAGAGATATTTTAACAAGGCTAAAAACGAGCTATATTAACCTCGTTTTTAACGTTTCTCAATGCAAAAATAGCATTAATTTGATAAAATAAAAAGTTTAATGGAAATAAAAGTTTAAAATATAGGCTATTAATACGTTTCAAACGTTGCTATATTGATAATTCGGGTTATTGATAAAGAAATAACTGTTATTTTTTGTACTATTTAAAAGGTTTATATATATATATTAATATCAACCTCTCTAAATTTAGAATTTATTAATTCCAAGATATGATTTTTATCATTCATACCAGAAGATAAAATATATTTTAAAAGACTTAATCTATGGCTTGGGATTTCTCTAATTTCTTTTAATGTAAACATACTACCAGAAATAGCTTGTATATTTCTAATTTTACTTTCATAATCCATTTTTTACCTTTTTATAAATCACATTTTTAAATCAATATTTTTGATTGATTTACAAGTAAGAATAACAAATAAACATTTCGGGCAATCAATTTGACAATTTTCTACTACTTCGCTTCCATCTAACCCTAAGTATGGATCACGCCATCAAAATCCACAACTACGATCTTTTTAAATGCCATTAATTTTCCTCCGTCAAAGAGTTTTTAGCAAAAGGATCAATTAAATTTGATCTATTTTTCAAAAATATTGACTCATCACCATCTTTAAAGTAAATATGACTTGCTGCTCTATACTCACTTTCACTTTTGAAAGCAAAATGATGAAGCCTAAGATCTTCAATATTTACATTTTTATTTTTTGCTAATAGATCTTCTCTACCTAAAACAATGACTTCTTTTTGGTAAATAAAAATTTTTTCCACCTTGTTCCTCGCTTTTGATTAAAATATATTAGAGACATTATAATCTCTTGACAGGATAAGTTGCTAGGTTATCCTGATAGAAATTAGAAAAAGTCAGAGTGACTG